TGTAATAATACGAAATTCTTGATTATTAGATTTAAAATATTCTTTTATAATATCGGAGTGTGACTCGATATTAACAGCGATATGTGTTTTAATATTACTTGGATTTTTAGATCTACCAATCCAATAGGGATGCATTTGTTTAAATGCATCTGGTCTTATAGTGCACCAGAGTATATGAATCATTAAAATTGACTAATTTTAATAATTATACATTATTATGAATATTTAGTTGTTAAATCTTTTGAATAATTGTAGGTACTGAACCCAATTCAAGAACTTTACTTTTATCTAATAAGAATTCTATATCGTAGAAATTAAAGTGAAAAGTCATTGTAAATTCCTTTGAACTAACTTTTTGCTGAGCATAGTCAAATTTATTTTCACTTAGATTTTTCAATACTATTTCTCTAAATGATATTCTATAAATTCCATCTCTATGTATATCCACTGCAGTTATTGTAAATGGATTAACATATAAATGATCTACATCTAAATAATGTTTAGATAGAATATCAAATATTATCCAGTAGTTAATATCAGCATCAACTGATGCAAATGTTATAGATATTTCATGACCAACAATGTCCTGAATATTTTTAGCTGGTTTATACATTCTTTCCTTACCTCTTATAAGAAACTGCATAGGTAAATCGAAACTAATACCTGGAAAGCTAACAGCTTTTATTGTAGAATTAAGATAATCTAAAACGTTTTCATATTGAATCCAATTTTTCTCGAGTATTGGATTATATGATTCTATTATTTCCGCTGGTATAAAATCAGGGGGTAAATTAAATACAAATTGACTAGATTGACTACTTAATCTCATGTTCTATATATTATTTTTTTCTTTTAGCCGATGATTCAGTAGTAATAGGGACTTTTTTTCTAGTAACTATTGCTATTTCTTGTTCTTTTGGTGGATCTATAATCTCTGGATTAATAACATCATTTGATTGTATATTTAGAACTCCAGTACCTATCAAGTCTGATAAATTACCATCTCCTAGACTAGTAGATTTATCAAGTATTGTATAAAGTCCAGTATATATAACATTTGTTATTCCTTGATTAGTTGTTGTTATATAAAATATTGTATTTCCTGATTTATATATTTTTTTTAAATCTTGAAATTTATTTTCATTGACTCTAAATTGACACATTCCTAGTCTAGCAACAGTTTCATTTGAAAAATATTGTGTAAATTCAATAACAGAATCAGTATTTTTAAATACTAATTTTAAATCGTTACAATTAGTTAAATCTAATGGTTCTAATTGATTACCATTTGCATATCTATATGCTATAATGAATTTATAGATATTATCAAATGGTTTGATTCCTATTTTTAAACCACCTATATAATGATAGTTTTCTATTTTATTTTTTAAAACCTTGTTTAAAGATTGGTTAGAATAACAAGAAATACTATAATAAACCACTGGTGATTTTTTATAGTTACCTAAGGATAATAATTCTGGTACTGGGACTTCAATTGAATTTTCAGGCATTGCTGATTTTCCTAATTGATCAATATGATATTTATCATATTGATTTTTAGAATATATTTTTGGCTTAAACGCGTTTCTAATATTTATTTTTTTCCTATTAATTAAATATTTAGAAAGTTGATCAGGTCCCATGCCATATGCACCTTTTCTGATTACTACATTACCGTCACTTTTATTAATTAATTTCATTTCAACATCAATAATAGATGTTGTTGTTGAATATTTAATTATTGGACGATATTCTATTATTTCAGTGAAATCATTTTCTACTCGATATGTTAGACTTTTACCTTTTATATTTTCTTCAAAAACGGTTATTGTAAATTCTAGGTAATAATATTTTCCAATTTTTAATGAACTATCAATAAATTCTACAAATTCTTCAAAACTATTATTATATGTTGCGTTTATCTCAAAATAGTCACCATTTTTAGATTCCTGAATATAAATTCCTAATGCCTCTAATTGAGGTATTTGTGGTATTTGTAAAGTATTTTTCTGAGTTGTTAAATAATTTTTAGTAGATCCTATTTGTGTTATTTTAGTAATAAATCTAAAATCTATAAAAATAGGAGATGTTTGAGATAACCCATCACCATCAGTTAAATAATAATTTAAACTTCCTGGCTCAGCATATCCATCCTCTCTTTGTAATGCAACCGAATAAACTGATGGAATATTTAATTCAATATACTTATTCCAAGTTTTATCCTCGTAAAGTAGTGGTGAGACAAATGTTTGTAATAAATTTGATGTTGTAGAATCTGTTGCATCAAAGAAGAAATTAGAAATTTCAAAAAATTTATTATTTCTATAGTTGTAAGTATAGAGTCTTAAATATATTCCTTGATATTCACCAAATATATAATTCGTTGGAAAATAAATTTTTAATCTATCATGTCTAACAGCTGGTGAAACATATTGATTAACACTAAGAAAGTTATATTTATTTGTATCAATTTTGGCATATTTATTCATTGAAGAATCAATACTAAATAATTGATAGTCTTGTATATTATTAGTAATAGATGAATCTGAAGCCATATAAGAATTAATTAAATCCTTAGAGTTCTTTAATATCTTATATGGTTCTAAAATTACATTAGTGGAGTCATAAGACCATTCTAAAAGAATATCTCTATGTAATTTTTTAAATTCTGATTTCATCTAAATTATTTATTATTTTTTACCACCTTTGGTTACCTCATTATTAGATGGATATTTAATTGATGAGTCTCCAGGTGTAGTATTATTATTTTGAATAATATTTGATTTCAATGTGTTATTTTTTGTATTAGTTTTATAAATCTTATTCTTTTTTATTAAATCAATATCTTTATTTTTTGGTAAAAATTCACCAATAGATACATCTTTTTCAGATAGGCCAATACCTTTAACATCTCTTTTATTTGAAAGACCTGAATTTATATAATCAGATAAATCTTTTCTTAATTCCTCATAATATTTAAGATCTATTGTTAATTTTTTTGTAAATTTATACAATGGATCATTTTTACTTGGTTGTGTTGTATAATACAATTGTATAGCATTAATTGGTTCCATATTAAGTCCTTTGAAATAACCTAATACAAGGTTAATTTTATCTATATTTAAATTTGGAGAAGATTTTGGCATTACTGGATTTGTAGATTTTAAATCTTTTATATCCTTTAATTTATTTACTATTTTTTCTGTTTTAATAATACCATACTTTAATAAAAGAATCTCTAATGGCTTTAAATCTTTAGGACTTTTATAATCTTTCTTATCACTACCTAATTCTATTGCAATTTGAGATGATAACCATCTAGGTTTAAATGAAAATGATGATCCAGAAAATCCTGATCCATTTTTAATTTGTTGATTTGACGCACTATCAATTGGGTTTGTATTAACTCCTTTAGGAATATTTGAATTATCATTTAAAGTTTCTTTAACTGATTCTGTTATATCTATTGGTGGTTTAATCTCAATTTGTTCTAAAACTTTTTGTTTTTGTGTATATTCATTCTCAATTTTATTATTATTAGTTAATGAATCCCAAGGTAAAAAGAAAGAGCTATAAATGATTTGTTTCAAACCATCAGCATCAATACCTGTTATATAAAATAGATCAAATCCTGAATTAGATATTTCTTTAATATCAAAATACTTACCACTACCAATTTTAAAAACAATATTACCATTCTCTAGATCATTTTCTGATGAATCTTTATAGATATCAAACTCTAAAGTTTTTTTATCATTTTTTATTACCATTTTTATATTTTCTAATGTTGTTAAATCGTATGGAAATGGATCTTTGTCACTAACTTTTGTTATTTCTATTTTTATTATATTATCAAATGGATAAATATAAATTACTGATTTATTAGATGGTATATGTGGTATTTTATTATACATAATTTCAGCATTATTATTTGTAAAATAATAATTATTTGAAAATAAATTAAATGGTAATTTTTTCAATGTTAAAATTGGTTTTGTACCAAAAGGATCTGTTCCTGTGTTTGGAAGAATAGTAGATTTAACATTAATAACCTCTTGTTTTTTAGAACCTTTTAAATTTATTTTTGTAGAACTCTTTGAATATTTAGATATATCTCCTCCACCACCAGAACCATTAGCAATATTTAATCTATCATTTGGCTCACTTCCCATCTTAGAGCCACCACCTTGTAACATACCATAAGATGCTTTTCTTTCAATGAAAGATCCATCAGAATTATCTATTAATCTAAGTGTTACATCAATTACAGCAGTAGTAGTTGTAAATTTTAAAATAGGTCTATATTCGATTTCATCTCCAAAATCTTCATTGATTATAAAAACATTACTTTTTGTTTTAACATTTTTTTCATATAAATCAACTTGAAATTCCGCATAATATCTATTACCAGCATAATATGATTCATCTATAAAATTCTCATATTCAGCAATATTACCATTATATGTTCCATAAATTAGGAAAAAATCACCTTGTGTTGATTCTTCAATTTTAACTCCAAGTTTTTCAAACTCTGGAGTTTGTGGAACAACCACTGTTTTTTTTGATGAAAGATTAAAAAATTTACTACCATTAACAGTGTCAATACTATTAATAAAATTAAAATCAATAAATATTGGTGAGTTTTTAGATAATCCTAATCCATCAGTTAGATTATAATTAATTGAATTTTCTTTAGTTAGATTATTTACTCGTTGATCTGAAACTTTAGTAACTGAAGGTATTTGAACTTTAACATATTTACCCCATTGTTTTTGATTTATTATTTGAATGGGTGATGAATATTCTAATTTATAATTTTGCTCTATATCTGTTATATTGAAAAAAAAGTTTGTAAGCTCAATTATTTTTGTATTATCATAGTCATAAGTAAAAACTCTTAAATAGAATCCTTTATAATTTTCAAATGTATAATCTATTGGTATATGAACTTTGATAATATCATATCTAATCGGAATAGATGTTGCAAAATTTCTAACTTGTAAAAATGAGTGACTTTCACTAACGGTGTTTGGTAAAGTACTTAATGGGATCTTACCATATCTACCTTGAATATTATCAATTTGATAAAGTTGATTGTATAAGTCGTTATTTGTTTGTTTATAACCTCTTGGAGTAGGTCTAATTTCATCACCTGATACAAAACATTTAATATTAGTTTTAGTGTTATATAAGATGTTATATGATTCTCCAATAAGATTAGAGTCGTCATAAATATACTCTATTAATATAGTAGGATCTATATTAAAATACTTTGAAATTTTCATCCAAGAACTTTTTTTGGATATATATTAAAAAACCTCTCTTATGAGAGGTTTAATTTTTTAATATATTCTTGAACTTCATTCTTTATTTCAGATTCATTCATTTCCGGATATCTTTGTTTTATATCTCTGAACAATTGAGTTTCATCCTCTTTCAATTTGTCAATATTTTTATTGAGGTTATTAATAAAAGTTTCGCTATTATTTATTTCTGATTCTAACTCCATCATAATTTTTAGAAGTTGAGACTTTGCCATTTCTGGATCATTTATCTTGTTTTCATCTAGCTTTGTTTTTAGTTCATTTAAATCAACTGATTTTTCTTCTAAAATCGTTAAAATATCTCTAATATTTTTCTCATATGATGAAATATTATATTTAATTGATAAATATTCTTTTCTAATATTTAAAGCTCTTTTTAAGAAAATTTCTTGAATCATTCTATAGACATATTTTTTGGAGGCTCTGGTTCCTTACCTTCTTTTAACATCCTATCTTTTGGAGGTGATGGTGGTGGAGGTATTGTTTTTTTAACGGTAGGTTTCCTTTTACTTTTTACCGGTGTTGGTAATCCTTCATTTAAAACTTCTCTATCTTCTTTTTTAACTTCTGGTATTTCTCTATCTTTAGAATCTTTTGTTGATTTTTTAACTTCCGTTTTACTTACTCCATTTTTTTTATCAATCATTGATTTAATCTCTTCAATTATTCTATCTCGAATAATAGATGGATTTCTTAAAATACTATTGGTAAATTCATCCGCAAGATATTCGATAATAGAAATCTCATAAGAATCTTCCATCATTTCTATAAAATCAAGTCTTGGTATTTTACCATCAATTTTTAAATTTATTTTAAATTCCGTATTTCTTTTAACATTTCTAAACATTGTTATAACTGGATCTTGAACTTCAAATCTTTGAACTGGCTCAGAATATGTTTGATTAGGTTTAACATATTCTCTACTTGCTTCTACTTGTTGAACATTATTAACAGTTAAGTTATCAATTTGTTTTTCTGGTTGAGGGTCCAAAATTCTAGAAAATTTTTCATTTTGAATTCTCACACTCTCATCAACTGATGTAGCACCATATTTTCTTTTCAATTCTTCAACTTCATCTATCGGGTCATCAATAATTATTGCACTCTCACTTGAGAGAGGTAAATTGTTATTATTATAAGACGAACTAACATCTAAATTTCTATTATCATCAGGTAATTTACTCAAATCTACATTTTTTATTTTATCAGCAAAAGCATTATATGTATATTGATCATTAAAAAATTTATTTGGATCTACTATATCTTCTTTTGTATTTTTTGGTGAAAAGCTTTCATTTAAAGAATTATTAACTGGAATAAATAATTTATCATTTGCTAATAAATTTACATCTATTTTTTGTTTATTTGATGTGATAGCAATATTCTGATATTGATCAATTATTGTAAATAACTCGCCTGTTAATCTATTTTTGAAAGTTTTGTTTGAAAAATCCATATTTATCTTTATGTTTTATAATTTTATATACTATGTATTTTAAAAAGTTTAAATAAAAAAACCCACATTAGGTGGGTTTTTTATTATTTAATATACTAATTAAAAATCGGAAAAGAAGTCATCGTCTTCACCTTCAGTTGATGGTGATTTTGTTGTGGTTATTGACTCTTCAAGGTCAAAATCTTCGGATGTTGGTTTTGATTCAGATTTTGATGATAAAAAACTCTGTGAAGATTTACCAGTCATAAAACCAATAATTTCATTAATTTTACCTTGTTGTGTATCATCTAACTTTTTAGGACCAAAGTCTTCTAAATTATGCTCACGATCCATTAAGAATTCTTTAACAGTTGTTTGAGCCTTTGGATCAATTTTACCATCCACAAGAGGAGCATTTTTGAAAACACCTTTGTCTTTAAAGTAGATCGGAAGTGAGGTAGTTTCAGGTCTAAACATTGACATTTTATAGTCTGGATATGTTTCATCACCAGTTTGAATTTCTTTTACAAGTAAAACAAAATCTTTACCTGCTGAAAGGTCAAATACATTACAACTTACACCAGAAATTTCACCATTCTTTTCAGCTGAAATTTTATCTTTAATAGTTTTACCATATTGGAAAGTCATAATTCTACCTACCAATTCTGGTTGTTGTTCATCTTCTAATACTAGAACATAAGAATAGTATTTCTTAGAATACTTTAACATTTTAGCTCTTTCTTGAAGAATTGCATTTTTAGAATTTGTCATTTGATAATATAGATCACTTAATGCGCATTTCTCACCAAAATTTTTCGGACTATCAAAATATCCTGAAAGTTCTTTTTGATTTTTAATATCAACATAGTGAGCTATTTTCTCAATAGCTGATTGACCTACTTTACCATCTTTTGTTAAATTAGGAAGAAAACGAACTACCGAACGGTATCCTTTTTTCTTATCTTTTACTTTTGTTAAATCAATACGATAAATACCATCTGTATTGGTTTTTGTTTGTTCGTTCAAAAAATCCATTTTTGAATCTAAATTGCCAAATAAATCATCATTTAATTCGCCCATAATTTCATTTAATTTTTTTATTATTGAACTACCTTTTGGATAATTCAATTAAATATTATATCTTTATAGGTTTAAAAAGTTTATTTAATTAGAGATTTATTTTAAATTCACTTCCATCCGGTCTTGAATAGATTATGCTTTTTATTTCTTTAACATTATATTTATAATCAGGGTCAATATATTTCCCACCTTTACCCTTTTTAATAAAAGATAAAGTGATGTGTGGTATATACTCTGAATATTGATTAGAGTTTGGAAGATCTGATAATCTTTTATTTATTTCTTTCAGTTGTTGAGTTAATTTAACACCTAACTTAACAACATCAAAATTATTATTTGTATCAAATATAGAAATTCCATTAATCTCAATTTTAAAATCATCTTCTGTAAATCCCTTAAAACATTCTAAAATTTGTTCATCGGTGACTTCAGGTAGAATACCATATAGTAATGTTAAATGTGGTCGTGGTTGTAATCCGTAGTTTTTACCATCTTCTTCATAGATGTCATCTTCAACAATTGATTCTAATAACTCATCCCAATTTTCAAAATTGAAATCTATCATAACACACCCTGCACCGGTATATTTTTTAGATTCTTTAATAAATTCTAAATACGTTTTCATCATAAACTATTTATTAAATTTTAAATAGAAAGATTGTGAATTTATCTAAAATATTTTTATGTATCGGTATTCTATTTCTTGCGCAAATAATTACTTGGTTTCAAATGTTTGGTCAATTTAAATATGATTTTTTTAAAAATAATATTTTTCTAGTTTGTTTAACAGGCATTCCTATTACTTTGATGTATTATTATTCTACAAAATTTGGAGTTGAAGGATTCGGAAATTTTTGGTCTTTAAGAATTCTACAATTTGTAATGGGTATTATTATATTTACTACATTAAATTACTATCTTATAGGAGAGGGTATAAATACAAAAAACACAATCTGTTTAGGATTGTGTTTTTTAATTGTTTTAATTCAATCTTTTTGGAAGTAATTATTTATTTTGAAATTTTATATTTTTAACTGATACTTTAAAAGGACTTTTTAAGTGTTTCAAATTCCAAGATGGAACAAAAGACTTATTTTTCTTTTGAAAATCTTCATATGATTCGATTCCCGAATCAACAAAATTCTTTTCAGATCCTAAATTAGCACCTTTAAGCTTTGGAACTCTATCATCAATTGTTGTTGATTTAGTTGCTTTTCTAATCTTTTCTAATTGCTTAACAGTTGATTCTCTCGGTAAAGCTCCTTCATTACTTGGAATTTCATCAGCTGATACAACATTTATTGTACCATCCTCATTAAATTTAAGACCAAAAGCAACAACTTTACGATTACCAGTTACAGGAATGGTTTTCCCTTTTAACATTTCAAAATCATCAGTTTCCTCAAAATCAGGTCCAAATGATTTAACAGCAGATGTATTTCTACCGTTAATAGATAATGATATTCTGAAATCAAAACTTTGACCAACATTACCATTTATCATTCTTTCTATTGATCTTGGTAAGAGTTCAAAAAGCTCCTTTTTTGCACTTGATCCGTAATTTACTCTACATCCTGTTATTTCCATAATTAATTATTAATTTATATCCTCTATATATTAAAATTTACTTTTTATTTTAAATACAGAATCGTCAGTAACTCTTCTTCCTAATAGGTCATAATAATAGTTGTCAATTATAGATTTCTCAGTATTTACTGGTATAATATCAAAATAATAATATTCACCATTATAATCTAATTCAACAAGTCTGAAATATGTTATGTTACTTTTGGGTTCGAAGATTAATTTTCTATCATAATATCTATCAAATGATGAATATCCAGCGGCTTTTAAATCACAAATATCTTCAAATATATCAGCATCAATAGATGATTGAATGATAAATTTATCAGTATTTGATTCTGATGATGTAGTAAATTTAACATGTAAATTATTATCATTATAATTAACATCAAAATATTTAAGAACAATTGGTAAGGGCCCTATATCTAGGATAACTATACCATCTAAATCATATCCATCACTTATGAAATTAAAATCTGAAAATTTAGATACATCACTTATATCTACGATTTTTACATACATCATAGAATCTAATCCAGTTTCTGACAGATTAAATACTGTATTATTATTTAAACACGTTTCACCTAATAGAAAAAAATTTACATTATCTTTTGATATATAAACATTTGCTTCTTCATTATAGACTCCACAACTTGTATATCCATAAGTTGTTTCATAGATATTTAATGTTGTTATAGGTGTTATCTCAATTTTATTTGAAATTTTCAAAGTAATCTCACCACCAAATCCTAAAGATAAAAAGTTAATAATACCAGTTTCAATATCAGTATTTTGTGGCATACCTAAAGCATTATTTACATTTGATCTATTTATTGGAACAGATGTTCCAATATTTGTTAAACCTTGGTTAAAATCACATACCTCATACCCATAAAAGGTTTGTGAATATGAAGCTAGACTAAACAAAGATAATATTAGTATTAGAATATTTTTCATAGGTATTCTTAATTTTTATTGAAAGCCTTGTATAATATACAATTTCCATCATATACTATATATTTTATTATTAAATAGTAATATTTTTATTTGTGAGAAATATTTTGTATTTTTGCTTTGATTATGATAAAAAAGCATAGAAATATAGAACATCTAAATTCACTAATATTTGGAGCTATTGAAAACGATAGATTGGATGAGTTGCGCCATTATATGCAGCAAACGTTAAAGAAGCATAACAGCTTTAATTGAGATATCTTTAAAGCATAAAGATTTTAAAACTGTTGTTACTCAATATATTCGTGAATATAAACTAAGTAAAATATTATGAACTGGATACAATTTTCTGGATTTGAAAAATTTGAAGTTTTGGAAAAATTTAAAAATTTTAAAGAAGTAAGAAATAAATGGTCAAGCTACTCTACATATTATTATTCTATTAAAATAAAATGTCCATCTAATATACATTTTATTGGATTGAAAGGTAAAAAATTCAAAGACGTTATCTATAAGATAGATAATGTTTTTTATAACGCAAAATTTTCTATTTCTTCTATAAGAGGATTATCTGATAATAGAGACCATAAAATTATTAAACTTGAGGTAGATGCGTTAGAAGTGACTGAGATTAAATCTCAGATGATTTTAAGAGACTTAAAACTTTCTGACTTATTTACATTATAAATGTGTCTAACTATTAAAAAACTATGAAAAGCGAAATTAAAATTGAATTCTCAAATAATAAAGAACTAAAGAAAGTTATTCAAAAGGCTTATTTTGAAGAAGGGTATCTTGGTAAGTTACTAACACAACATAATTATGTTGAAATTACTCCTGAAGTGGATGACATACTTTATACTGTTGTTAAAGGACTTAATAATGCCACTATTAAAATCATGAATAATGATTTAATCGATGGTTCATGTAGATTCATAGTTGATGATACTGGTGAAAATCCTAAAATTTATCCAATATCCATGTATTGTATCGTTGATGATAATAAAAAATATATTTTCTACTAAGATGTATCAGAAATTTGATTTTGAACAAATAAATCTTGTTCCACGGAAGTGTGTTGTTAATTCAAGAAGTGAATGCGACACTTCAGTAAAACTTGGAAATTTTAAATTTAAAATTCCGGTTATTCCAGCTAATATGGAATGTGTTATCGATGAAAATGTAGCTATAAAACTAGCAGAAAATGGTTACTTCTATATAATTCATAGATTTAAAATTAATCCTGTCATTTTCACTTTCCAGATGAAAACACTGGGATTAGTATCATCAATATCACTTGGTGTTAATGAAGATTCATATAAAATTGTAGATGAATTTAAATCCACTTTTCTAGAACCAGATTTTATAACAATTGATATTGCTCATGGCCATTCCGTAAAAATGGAGAAAATGATAAGATATATTAAAGAAAATCTACCAAACACTTTTGTAATTGCAGGAAATGTTTCATCTAGTACCGCTGTAATGGAACTTGAAATTTGGGGAGCTGATGCAGTTAAAGTGGGGATCGGCCCGGGATGTTTTATTCCGACATCAGAAGTTAAAACAATCGAAGGATTAAAGTCTTTACAAAATATTTTAATCGGGGATTCAGTTCTAACACATAAAAATAGATATAAGAAAGTTATAGATAAACATATTTATTATGGAGAACAAGAATTATTAAAAATTAATAATTTACCACCTTGCACTGAAACACATGAATTTTATGTTATTGAAAAATCAAAAAGAGAATTAGTAAATGATGAAAATTTATCAGAATTTGCATTTTGGGTTAAATCAAAAGACTTGGATAAAAATAAACACCTTTTGATAAAGTGTGAATAGGAAGAATGGTGTTCTTAATATATAAAATATGAGAATACTAATAGAAATTAGAGTAGATGGAAAAATAATTTCAGAAATAAATGAAAGTGGTGGATTATTTTTTATTGATGGTTTAAAAGTTAAAAGGTCCAAATGTAAAGTTGAGATTGTGTGTAATTCATGTAAAAAATCATCAATTTGGAATTCAATTCCAGCTAAGGAATATTTAATTAAGAAAGAATTTTTATGTAGATCCTGTCGCCAAATTGGTGAGAAAAATAATCAATTTGGTAAAAAATGGAAAGAAGATAGAAAAATTAAAAGAAGTAATCAAATGTCAGGTAAAAAAAACTATATGTTTGGTAAATCATTTTATGATGTTTGGTTAGAGAAATATGGTGAGGAAGAGTCACTTAAACTTTTAGAGGAACATAAGAATAAATCAAAAAAAATAGGACAAGAAAATGGAATGTTTGGTAAATCATTTTATAATATTTGGTTAGATAAATATGGTAAAATTATAGCAGATAAAAAACTTATAGAATTTAGATTAAATAAGTCAAAATGGTTATCAGAACATCCAGAGCATCATCGAAATATGATAATAAATTCACATCTAAAAAAATATAGAAAAACATCAATAGAAAAAAAAGTTGAACAATATTTAAAGGAAATAAATATTGACTTTAAATATAATTTTATTTTAAATAATCTATATCAATTTGATTTTTTTATAAAAGATATAAAATTAATAATAGAGACACACGGTGATTATTGGCATGCCAATCCATTATATTATTCAGATGATGATTCTTCAAAAAGAAAACTAAATGAGACTCAAAGATATAAAGTTAATCTTGATGAACTAAAATCAAAATATTCCATTGATAATGGATATAATATTTTGTGTATCTGGGAAACAGATATTAAAAATAATAATTATAAAAAAATATTAAAAAATTATGGAATTTATTGAAATAGAAAGTATTGAAAAAATAAATTATATTGGAGAAGTTATTGATTTAAGTGTTGAAGATGATGAATCATATAATATAGAATGTGTAATTGTTCATAATTCAGCATGCACAACTTGGCCATCTACTGGATTCGGATCAAGAAATTGTCAAGCATCAACTATTCAAGATTGTTCTAGGGTGGCTAAAAAACCTATTATCGCAGATGGTGGTATTAGAGTACCTGGTGATATTTCAAAAAGTTTAGTTTTAGGAGCAACCATGGTTATGGTTGGTGGAATGTTATCAGGTTTTAAAGATTCACCTGGGCATCTTGTTAATGTTGATGGAAAGAATAAAAAAGAATTCTGGGGATCTGCCTCACAGTTTCAATCTGGGAAATCTAACCGGATTGAGGGAACTAAATTACTAATCGACTATAAAGATCGTTCTATTTTAGACGAAATGAAGTATCTGGAAGAGTGTATTCAAAGTTCTATATCTTATGGTGGTGGAACTGATTTAAGTTGTTTTAATCAAGTTAAATGGATTTAAACCAAAGTCACTCTATAATCACCAAAACTATAATTATAACTACTAAATCCAAATCTATTACAAACTAATTCAAAAAGCTCTTCAGCGTTTTCAGTAACTTTACCATCGTAGCTTGTAGAATCAAATTCTATTGTTACTTCAACTGGACCGTCTGAACGAGAAGGTTTATAATAATCAAAATATAGATTAATTAATCCATATTTTTCAAAAATTTCTTTCAAATCTTTTTCATCTGGCCATTTAAATTTTTCATCTAATTTCTGATCAGGTTTTGAAAAATAAAAAGCTAAGTATATGAATCTAGCATCACCTTGATTATTTAGTGGAGGAGAAGTTCTAAGTTTCATATCATACATTGTCCAATCTTCATCTTTTAATCTACCAAAAACTGATTGCATTTGGTTATTAATTAATAAGAAATCTGAATAATCTTTTATATCTCGAAATACCATAATAAAATGACCTCTAATCAAACTTCCAGTATTTACAATTGGTTTAAACCCTAAATAGTTTGAATTCTTATCAATATAGTCTTGATGTGTCATATCATCAATTGATGATTTAAATAATATATTTCTATCATCATCTAAAAAATCTTGCACAGAATCAATAATAATATCCACGTCATTTTCTTGAGAATGTGACTCTTTAATTAGATTAAATCTTTTTAAGTGTTTCATAAAAATTCTTCAATTAATTTTAAATATTTATTTGATTCAATATTTGAGTTGCAATCTCTTAAAATTTCTTTTAAAATTTCAATATTTTTTATTCCACTAAGTATATTTTTAAGATATAATGCACCATCTATTGTTAAATTATCTATTATTTTAATATCACATGGTTTAATTTCAAAAATAGATTCAGAATCTATTTTATTTTCAATCATACTATATAGAGCTTGAATTTTTGTATAATCATCAAAGAAATTTGTAATATCGGATTTCCAATTTTTATTTTTTTCAACAAATGTTTTAGTATTGGATTTCATTAAATTATTATGAAATCCAATTATCCCTGGTCTCATTATCATTGAACCTATATCAATCGGTGAAAGAATATTTAATTTTATTTCGAATGCACCATTATGGTTGTCAGAATAGATATATGCATCAAACGTGTGTTCTAATATGTCAGCTTTTGTAAGATATTTTCTGACAAATTTATATTCATTTAAACTTTCAAATTGAATATTATCACCATAAATCGATAGATAGAATACAGAATTTATATTAGTATAGTCCTGTTTAGGTGAAATTTTTAAATTCAAAAATTCAGAGTCAAAGTCTTCTTTTAGAACGTTGAAGACCATGATTGTAGAATCTGGAAATATAATACTACATTCTTTTATTAAAAATGGTTCATTTATTCCAGACATCCAATCACCATCCTTTCCACTAAAAAAAATATCAGCTGCCAATCTTACAGAGTTTTCATTTACTGAATTATATCTTTTTAAATGCTTCATACTTCCAATACAAATTGACCTCTATATGGTTTAAAATCCTCTTTTTTCATAACCGTAATAACAGTTAATGTGAATTCATTATCACCTGGTTCTAATTGACAAACAATATTTAAATTATTACTTTTTTTACGAATAACAAATCTATTTGGTTCTCCTTCTCTAACACCACGAGTAGGATAATCATCCTCATTTTGATAGATATCAAATTTATCTTGCATAAGAGCAATTGTTATTTCCTCAACTGATGCCTCAATAGTATCTAATATCTCATCTTTTGATATTCCAGCTTCAATTTTACCATCAGTATCAGTCACACCATGTCTATATTGTCTAGAAAGAGCATGACCAACAGCTTCAACATCAATTCTTATTTCAACAGGTTGTTTAATATCTCCTATAAATTTAGGTGGTTTTGTGTTTCTATCTAATGACTTCTGACTTATGTATCCTGGTCGAATTGCTTCTGATATCTGTTTAAATGATTTTAAATGTTTCATAATTTATATATTAATTATTAAAATAAAAATTGATACCAATAACCTTAGTATCTAAATCCCACTCATTTATACATGGCCAAGCACCCACACAATCAAAGTTTGATCCTTTATCACCCGGAAATTTAAGACTTTTGGATAAGTCAAAAGCGTCAATATCTTCAATATAATATCCATTAGATTGAAGATATTCTATTAATCTATCAATATATTCTTTTATTTCAGATAATTTAAATTCCTTAGCTACTCCACCTGTTGTATCTTTTAGAAATCCAATCATAATACAATAATTGTTCTTCCAAGTTCCTGGTAAAATAGAAATGTCAAAATATTCATCTTTTAAATCAGATAAAATATCCTGTAAATCAGATAATATTTCTGAATTATCTTCTAACTTCTCAAATCTTTTTAAATATTTCATAAACTATTTATTATTTAATCGAAGTAAAAATTAATACCGAAAACTTTCATATTTAAGTCCCATTGATCAATATCAATTGTTAGATTAAAATCTTTGGACATGTTCTGCTGTTTAAAAGCATAAATATACTTAAGTTTAAAATCATTATTTCTCATATAAACAATGATTCTTTTAACATAATCCTTTATTTCGGATAATTCAAATTCAGTACAGTATCTACCATTTATCTTAATAAAACGAATACGGATATTATCCCAATCACCACTCTGGTTTTTTCTTTTTTCTTTATCAATAATTTCTATATCAAAATCATCATCTGTTAAATCAGATAAAATATCTTTTAAATCAGATAGTATTTCTGAATTATCTTCTTTTAAATTCTCAAATCTTTTTAAATATTTCATATTTCTTTAAAATATACATTCATTGCCATTACTATATCATCTGGATTCCAATTTTCTACATCCTCCTCACGTCTTCCTATAAAGGAATTTCTACTACCATATGGAATCACAGTAGAGAGTTCAAGTCCCTCAGATCTTAGATATTCGATTGATCTTTTAATATAATCTTTTATTTCATATAAATAAATATCTTCTGCTGGTGCATTTTCCTTACCAGAAGAATTTTTATAAATAGATATGGTTAAAAATGGTTTTTTTTCACCAAAAAAAGTTTTATATTCAATATAAACATCAAAAATATCATCACTTAAATCTTTAAAGATATCCTTTAAAGATGAAATGATATTATCATCAATTACACTTTCAAATCTTTTTAAATATTTCATAATAATTATTAATCTTCATCGTTTTCACCATCATCATCGTTTTCACCATCTTCATACTCAGTATCATCCCATTCAGTATCATCCTCATATAAATCATTTATATATATAGATATTTCTTGATATATTTTATCAATTTGAGTATAATCAAACCAATCTGTTTCATTTTCTAATTCTGATAAAAACTCTACAAACTCATCAGTGCCTGGTGTAAATTTCTCTATCAAATCTTCTTTTGATAAATCCGGATATTTTTTATCTACCCACTCATTAAATATTTCAAAAAGCTCTTCTTCTTGTGATGAATTTAATCCATCATATTCCTCTTCTTGACTAAAATTTTCAAATTTTTTTATTCTCATAGTTATATTTATTTTTAGTATATAATTATTATTATTAATTCATTAGATTTTTTATCACCATGCTCATTAACAAAATCATCTAATGAATAAGTTATATCTTTATTTACCAATTCAATATCAATATTTAAATCATATTGTTTCAAAAATGATTCTAACTTTTTTAAAGTAGGTAGAATATCTTCATTAAAGATATAAAATATATCTTCTTCATTTAGTAAATGAATATCAATTGAATCTGCATACATCGCCTGGCCAAGTTCAGTTCCCTTAATTTTATAATACTCATTAAAATCAATATTATAACTTAAATAATCATTATCATCCGTTAAATCAATAAGTATATCTTTAACATCATTTAATATTGATTTCAGTAAAGAATATTGATTTTTATATTTTTCTGTTAAATATTCATTTGAATTCGCTTTAATTTTAAAAGTTAAATCCAAATAACTAATCCATTTTAAAGATACTTTTTTAGCAAATGGTAATTCATTAATATACTTTTCCATCGTATCTACATTATTAAACCAAACTCCATCAAATGTTCTTAGGTAAATATTACCTAATTGTAAATTAAATTCAGACTCAATATGTCCAATTGATGATTTTAATTCATCAAATAAATCATTTTCTATATGAAAATTATGACGATTGGTAGATTTTAATCTAATTGAAAAACTTCTATATGAGTCAATAAATACTAAATCATTATGATCTGTTACTATTTCATTATTTCCTAATGATAAAGCATTTCCTATATAAATATCATCAACTTCTAATCCAGAATCTTTAACATCTATGAAAATATCTTGAACTTGATCTAATGTTATACCAATCTCTTCAACAAATCTATTTGAAGATTCAAATAATTTATATGGTTTAATATGTTTCATAAGTTATATATTAGAGTTTTTAGAGATGTAAAAATCAATTATTAAACTACCTCTTTCTCTATTCATAATACATTTTAAACCGAATGATTCTAAATGTGAAATAAATTTATTAAAATCAGATAAAAGATCTTTTTTTAGATTTCTACCATCATCAGATACACCTTCTAAATTATCTATTAGAAATATTTCTAAATTATATTCTTCTCGTTTTGTTGAGTATTTTATTTGATAAATAGTCCCATTAATATCCGATTTATAAACATCATCAACTTTTTCAAAATTATATTTATCAGAAATATCTAAAAAAGACATAAATATAATTTCAAATATTCTATCATTTTCATCAGGATTTTTCCAATCTTTATGCCTACTAAAATTTTCAAATAATTTTAAATATATCATTAATTATATATTATCTTTATACTTCCAAATAAAACCTCCCGCCGATTTATATTTACCCTTACAACAAGTAACTATACTATTCCCTCCAATTTTTAACTCTCTAGATACCATTGCGATAGAATCCCATTCCTTAATAAATTCACCAGAAATTGAAAATTGTAAAACTGATTTAACATTTTTTTTCTTATACATAAGCGGTTGAGAATCTTCTAAATATCTCCAAATAAACCCCTTAGATGATTTCAATCTACCAGCACAACAATCTTGAATATTACCCTCGTTAAATCCATTTAATGATGCTTCTTTAATTGAATCGAAAGATCTAATAAAATTTCCTTGTAAATCATATTGTGATACTTTTCTTTTTTGATAATTTAATTTATTTAAATCTATATCTATAAATTCATCTTTATATCTCCAAATAAAACCGGATGCAGTTACTGATTCTCCTCTACAACAACTTGAGATATTTGTGTTTTTATAAAATTTACTTACAGATTTCAAACTATTCCACTCCTTTATAAGTTCTCCTGATAAATCATATTGTAAAACAATCTTTTTATCACTGGATGCACATTGCTTTTTCCATACTCTCTTATCTTTTTTTATACTATAATCTTTTAGATTATCAAAAACCTTCTTCTCAGAGCATTGCAATTTTTCCGATATTTTTGGTATAGAAAGATTATCAACTATGTATAACTGATATAATAAATCTTTATCAATCGGTTGTTTTAAATTATTTCCAGAACGATTATAGTTTGGGAATAATTTATGACGAAGTTTCATTTTTTCAATAGTTTTTGCCTTATCATAATACTCTTGAAATGTTGGACCTGATCCACCATTTGATAAATTTGTAAGATCAAATCCATCTTTTTTATATTTATCAATATAAAAAATCTCCCATATTTGCCATTCCTCTATTAAAACTTCATCTATTATTTCTATTAAAGGTTTTTTATTATTATCAAGTAATGATTTAATCCAGTTATTTTTATGGGTTGGTGATTTTCTACAATTAAAAATATGATTATATAACCGCTTATTTGGATTATTTGATTTACCAATATATCTTACTAATTTAGTATCTGGGTCTAATAAACCATAAATAAAAGTTTTCATAAAAATATATATTTAGAAAGTTCCGCTCCCTAAGAATAAACTCTCTAAATATATTACTTTTAGCGTTTTACCATGTAGAAGAAACTTGAGTTCGATTGTCCCTTGATCTCTTCCTCCGCTTCTTTTATTTCTTCTTTTCCCTGTGCGGTTATATCTGCGGAATTGATTTTTATGCCACCGGCTAATGTCCAGTCATATCTTCCAGTTAAATTACCATATTGAACTTTAGCCCATCCGGTAACATATTTAACAAAAAGGTCATCTTTAAAAAGATATTCTGGTGGAATATTCGCATAACCTTCTATAATCACATTATGTTTAACATTAGTCATTATTTGAAGTCTATGATGTAATTGATTAAAATGATATTTTAATGTATATTTATTTAATTGATTTAACATATCTGACATAGAATCTAGAATTGTTTTATAAACACCCAATTCTCCAATTGTAGTAACATATGATGATAAATAAGGTTGATTTGTAACACCTAGATTTACTGATAAATTTGGTGTATTTATTCCTAATTGCATAAGACTACCACCTCGAACTTCATATAAATATGTGACAGATTGTATTTCACATGGAACATTAACATATCTATATTTGGTAAATTCTTCAGTATGAAAAGCATCTTGATGTATAAAGAAATACATTTTTTGAACAGCATATTGATAATTACGATAAAAATATGGAAGAGCTCTTGTTTCTATAATTCTTCTAATTTCAGAATCTGGTAAAGTTTTTGGTAATGCACAACCAATTGTTATTTCATTTTGAATAAAATCTATCAGTTCTTCAATAGTTAAACCATTTTGGTCAGGCACATATTCATCTCCATATCCATTCATATTTAATATTATTTTATAGTATATATAAAATCGAACAAACCAATATAGATTAGTAATCTATAAATAATAAAATATATTTATTTAATGAAGACAATTGGACTTTGTATGATAGTAAAAAATGAGGCTCATGTTATCGAGAGATGTATGGAATCACTAAAAAGGCTTTTAGATTATGTTTTAATTGTTGATACTGGTTCAGATGATGGAACCCCTCAAGTAATTAATAATTGGTTGAATAAAAATAATATCCCAGGTGAGGTTATTATAGAGCCTTGGAAAAATTTTGCTTATAATAGAACATTTGCACTTCAAAAATTAAAAGAAAAGGATTTTATTGATTATTCATTAATGATAGATGCTGACGAAATATTAGTGTTTGAAGATGATTTTAATGTTGAAAATTTTAAAAATTCTTTATGTGATGATATATATGATATAGTTACAAATATGGGTGGATTTATTTATAATAGACCCACTTTAACATCAAATAAAAGAGACTCTAAATATGAAGGAGTTATTCATGAATTTCTATCAATGGCTGATGGTGGTAGTAGAGATACTGCAAAAGGGTTTCATAATTTCCCAATTCAAGATAGTGCTAGAAATAAAAGTGATAATAAGTTTTTAAAAGATGCAGAACTATTAGAAGAAGCATTGAAGGGTGATATAACAGATTGGTTTAGATCAAGATACACATTTTATTTAGCACAATCATATCGAGATGGTGGGAAACCAGAATTATCATTAGAAAAATACCTGGAAAGAGCTGATCAAGGATTCTGGGCTGAGGAAGTTTATATGAGTTTATATAGCGCAGGTAATTTGATGAAAGGATTAAATTACCCTAAAGAGCAAATTTTACAAACTTTTATGAGGGCACAAGAAAATCTACCATATAGATCTGAAGCTTTACATGCCGCTATAAACTATTGTAGAGTTAATGGATTAAATCAACAAGGTTATATTCTTGGTAAACACGCAATAACAATTGGATTACCAAGTGGATCTTTATTTGTAGAGAAATGGATTTATGATTATGGTATTTTAGATGAATTTTCTATTGTTGCTTATTGGGCAGGACATTTTGAAGATTCAAAAATTGCTTGTGAAAGATTATTGTCTGAAAATAAAATACCCGGACATTATATTGACCGGGTAAAATCTAATTTACAATTTGCTATAGATAAACTTATTTGATTATTGAAGTTGTTCTAAAATTTGTTTAATAATTGATTCTTTTGAATTATCAGGATCAATTAAATATACATTTTTATAATCATATTCATTTAAATATTGTGTCCAAATATTACCATTTATCACAGAATTGGGAAGATTTTCCCACCCCATTGATTTTAAGTATTCTTCAATTTTATCATCTGTTAACCAATCTAATTTTTTTGGTTTAATGATTTTCCCAATTTTATATTTCATAGTTAATTAATAATCCTGACACTCTGTAATATCATACACTTTATCAGGTAATGATGGACTCATTACAACTAATGATAAGTAAGAGGAATAATATCCATTATTTGAAGCATATCCTGGAATTTTTACTGAGTATCCAGTAATTGGGACCAATTCTATACCATATCCCTCAATTCTTTTGAAAAAATTATCATTTGTTAAATCAAATTCTAAACCTTCAAAGTCAGACATTGTTAAGTCAGACATTGATAAATAGTGTTCTTCACAACAATCCTTATCATGTTCTGATGTTAAAACGACATCATTATCAAAAACAATAGAGTATGAATCAACTTTTACAACTTTTAACTTTTCCATAATTACAAATATACTATTTTTTTGTTTAAAAAAAGTTTGGAGACTCTTTTAATGTATTTAGTAATTTTTTTTCTTCATTAGTAACATTTTGAGGAATTCTAATATTCATTTTTATAAATAAATCTCCTGTCCTTCCATTTTGATTTAAATCTGGAACTCCTTTTCCTTGTATTCTTAGTGTTTTACCATGTGATGTTCCTGGTGTTACGATAAATTTAATATCACCGTGTGGTGTAGTTAGTTGTATTTCTTTTCCTAAAATTGCATCAATAATAGAAATAGATTGTTCATAAACTAAATTATTACTTTCTCTTTTAAAATTTAAATCCGGCATCTCTTCGATAAGAATAATCAAATCTCCTGGTTGCCCATTTTTAATCCAATTTCCATGTTGTGACATATTAAGATTAACACCATTTACAGCACCTTTTGGTATACTAATATCTATTGTTTCTTCATATGGTGTTGTTCCATGTCCTTTGCAATTATTACAAGTTGTTTTTGTTATTTGTCCTTGCCCACCACAAGAATTACAACTTACAACTTGTTGAATAGTCCCAAATGGTGTTTGTTGAACAACTCTTCTTTGTCCGGTTCCTTGACAAATTCCACAATTTGTCAAGTCTTTTCCACCAAATCCATCACAAGTATTACATTTGACTTGACGAATATATTTTATTTTTTTATCAACCCCATATATAATATCATTTAAGGTGACATTAACTTTTAATCTTAAATCTGATCCTCTACGGACTTGTCTTTGGTTTCCTCCAAATCCTCCAAAAAAATCACCAAATCTAGAAAAAATATCATCCATATTAAATCCACCATTAAATTGATTACCACCAACAGTTCCGAATTGATCATATTGTTGTTTTTTCTGTGGATCTGAAAGAACATCAAATGCTTCAGCACATTCTTTAAATTTCTCCTCAGCTTGTGGGTTATCTGGATTTTTATCTGGATGATATTTCATAGCCATTTTTCTATATGACTTTTTAATTTCATCGGCTGATGAATTTCTATCAACCTCAAGTATTTGATAATAATCTTTACTCATATTATTTTAAATTCTTTTTATTTTTATTTATAACAAATATCATACCACATCAAATATTAAGATGTCTTGACAATTTTATATCTCTTATCTCCGTAGGAATATCAAATGTATTTGTTGATGCAATATAACTAACCTTAGATGCGATATAATCTTCAACTATTAACGTAAGCATCTCAGCATCAGTATCTAAATTTTTAAAATCATCTAATTTATTATGATTATTTTTATACTTTTCAGATAAGATAGTTAAGAACTCAACTAAATTGAATTGAAGTTGATATAGTTCAAGTCTTCTATTCTCTTTTGAACTTGTAAAGATACTTGGCGGAACTATAAAAAATTTAGAATATAGTCTTCTCAAAGTTGGAAGAATATATTCTAAAAGATTATTCCCATCTGGATTATCATCACTTTTATTCTTTTTTTCAGTGAATACTGGGTCATCAAAAAGATGATAGTGTAAACAGGTTGTATCTTTAAATAAATCTTTTAAATGTGATACATCATCTGGATGATTTATGCCTTTACATAGTATATCATAAAGATTATTATCATCAAGTTCTTTAAGAGATTTAGCATCTTTATAATTCATTACTTAGATAGAATTATTTTAGGATATCTAAATGGTTTTCCATTTATAGAGTAACCTTTTGATATAACATCTATTATTTTTTCTTCACCTGTTTCCAAAACAGAAATAACTTCATGTAAATCAGAATC